TTGCCACTTCTTGGATCTTACACTCAACACCATGCGTGATCGTTTCTTGCGTATCAAACAGATCTTCCGTCAAGGACAACTGTTCAATGACTATGATTTTACACCAGAACAAGGCGACGAAATTCTCAACTTCATGGATGCCAACAAGGACCGACTGCGTGAAATGAGCCTGCGTATGGCCTTGAAGATCGCAGACCTGACCAAGGTCAGTGCTGACAACTGGAGGGCCTTGGCCGCCAGCACTTGCATGAAAAACTCATAATCGGTAGCTCCTGGGCAGTGGAGACACTGCCCATTTTACACAGGCACTTTGGTGCCTGTTTTTTTGATCTTTGACAACTAAGTATGCTATACTAGCACATGATCCTGACTGTCGATCTTGTTGATCTATCAATACAATTTCAAGTATTGCAAACGCCCATGGCCAAGCTATGGCTTGAACGCATGAGTCAAAGACATCAGTGGCCCTTGGATGACTCTGGAAGATTCTACGGGTTTAATACACAACAACAAGACGAACAGGTTGCCTTGGCAAAAATACAAGAATGTGTGCAAGGAATCAATGCCTGGCAACCTCTGATCAATCGCACCTTGCACACAGTACACGACCAAGATACATTGAACTATTTGCACAATCTTTTTGAACAGTGGCACGGATTGTTGGATCAACATCCGACCCACCCTGTCTATGGCAACATACCCAATGAAGTAAGACGACACCTGGCCAATCTCAACATCGCTGTGCATAGATGCGAAAGCACAGCCCGTGGCAACAGACCCAGATTTGTTTGTACATGGTTTGGCATGCCCAAGACCAAGACCTTGCCCGTGGAGGTCATGCATGAATTTGGAACTTTGAATCCCAAGTTCGGATCGGTGTGTTTAAACTATGCCGAGATCGGCAAGACTCTGGAGGACCTCACACAAGATCGTGATAACTATATCAGTGACCATGCGTTTTTACCGTTCAACCACTATTCAGCAGACTTCAATGTTCGCATGCATGAGGAAACTGCGGATTATGTTGCTGACAAATTGATCAGGATGCAGGCATACTACAACCAACACAGAGAGTTTTTCTTTGATCAAGGCTTTGTCACATTCCAAGATCCTAGACTGTTGCCTTTGCGTTTTCCAGTGGCAGAACTGATTGAAACCATGCCTCGCCATGAATTATTAACAGCCATAAGTCAACACCAGCAGGTCACACAGGTAACCATACAATGAGAACAGCCACGATCACCATCCGCGACGAAGTCAATATCAAGATCGAGGGCCTTGAACTGGATGCTCGTAGAAGTTTGGTCAATGCATTCAAGTATGATGTGCCTTATGCCAGATACTTGCCAGCGGTGAGACTGGGACGTTGGGATGGCAAAGTCAGTTACTTTCAACTGGGCGGCAGCACTTATGTTAATCTCCTGCCCGAGATTATTCCTATCTTGGAAAAGTTCAACTATGACATTGACCTAGATGATCAAAGAGATTATCAGACCACGTTTGAATTTGTTCAGGTCACCGAAGACAGTTACAAGCACATAGCCTGGCCCACGGGTCACCCTGCAGCCGGAGAATCCATGCGGCTTCGCGACTATCAGGTAGAAATCATCAACAACTTCTTGGCCAATCCACAGTGCCTGCAAGAAGTGGCCACGGGTGCAGGCAAGACCATCATGACCGCGGCCTTATCGGATGCTGTCACAGCCTATGGTCGTAGCATTGTGATCGTGCCCAACAAGAGCTTGGTCACGCAGACAGAAAAAGACTACATCAACATGGGTCTGGATGTGGGTGTATACTTTGGCGATAGAAAAGAGTGGGGCCGCCAACACACTATTTGTACCTGGCAGAGTTTAAATGTTCTACTAAAGAACACCAAGAACGGCACCACAGAAGATGATTGCACCATAGGTGAGTTCATCGAGGGCGTGGTATGTGTGATTGTGGATGAGGTTCACATGGCCAAGGCTGATGCCCTAAAGACTCTGCTCACAGGTGTCATGAGTCGCATACCCATACGCTGGGGACTCACAGGAACCATACCCAAAGAAAAGTTTGAAAGCGTGGCACTCTTGGTCAGCCTGGGTCCTGTGATCAGCCGACTGTCAGCATCAGAACTGCAAAGCCAGGGTGTGCTGGCACAGTGCCATGTGAACATTGTGCAGTTAGAAGATCATGCCGAGTTCTCCAACTATCAAAGCGAACTAAAATATCTACTAGAAGAACCTGACAGACTAAAGACCATTGCTGATCTGGTTCGACAAGTTAATCTCACAGGAAACACTCTGGTGTTGGTAGATCGCATTGCCGCAGGGCAAGCTCTGACAGATCAGTTGGCAGATGCAGTATTTGTCAGTGGTGCAACCAAGGCCCGGGATCGACAAGATGAATATGATGAAGTAGCCGAAGCAACAGGCAAGATAATCGTGGCCACATACGGCGTGGCTGCTGTGGGCATCAACATACCCAGGATTTTTAATCTGGTCTTGATCGAACCCGGCAAGAGCTTTGTGCGTGTGATACAAAGCATAGGACGTGGTATCCGCAAGGCCGAAGACAAGGACCATGTACAGATCTGGGACGTGACCAGCACTTGTAAATTTGCCAAGCGACATTTAACCAAACGTAAGGTTTTCTATCGCGAAGCAAATTATCCGTTTACACAAGAGAAACTGAGTTGGAAGTAAAGGTTGCACTTGCAACAAAATATGCTATAATCAACTTATGAGAATACTAACACTAGACAACGAGTTGTTTGAACTAGATCATCTTCCTGAAGAAGTGGATGACATGCGCTTTGCCATATTTGACAACAGCGATCCCAAAGATCCGGACTATCACTACATACCCTTGATCTTTCTAGAAAGTTTCACAGCGCCGGCCTTGGTATTACGTATAGGCGACGCTGTGGTCAAGATGCCAGTGGACTGGCAGATCTTGATCGGCGAACCCGACCTGGGCGATCTGGAAGTGCTTCCTTTAACCGCCATCAATGATCGAGGATTCAAGGCTTTCCAGTTCAACCCCTTGACCAGTTTCAGGCCCAGTTTCTTGGACATAGAAATCATTGATGTGTATCAAGAAGTAACCTGGTATGCGCCCAAACTAAAAAATGGTCAGATGCTGTGTGTGCCCATCGGTGAAGGGCACAAGCCGGACTGTGTGTACTTTGTCAAAGACATCAGCAGAAACTGTGAAGTGGTAGACTACAATCGGGCCTGGTAATGGACAAACTCAGCATAGCCAATGAAATGACACAGTTTGATCGTAAGAATCGCGAATTCTACAACGAACTCACTGATGAAGAACGCCGGAAGTTTAGCAACTATCTCATGATACGCTGGGGCAGTGCTGTGCAAGGATCAAAGGAACTGCAGGAGTTTTATGTGATAGCCACCAACCAACGACTGAATAGACATTTCTTTGCTGTGAATCGTCATCCTCGTCTGCAGTGGCTCATGTCCACCACTGTGAGTCCCGGACTAGGCACACAACGACATGTGTGGATTGCGCCCAAGAAAAAAGAACCTGGTGTCACGGGTATTCGCAAACAGTTGGCCGAACTGTATCCGCATTTAAAAGATGATGAACTAGATGTTATGACACGGATTACCACGGCCAAAGAACTAGCAGACTATCAACGTCTCAGTGCGCAAGACACGAAAAAATGACCTACGAATGTCGTTATTGCAAGAAAAGTTTTGTCAAGGAAACCAGCCTGGCCGTACACATGTGCGAGCCCAAGCGTAGGTTCCAGGAACAAGATGAGCGTGGAGTGCAACTGGGCTTGCATGCATATCTCAAGTTTTATGAACTCTCTCAAGGCAGTGCCAGACTAAAGACCTTTGAAGATTTTGCCACCAGTCCCTACTATCGAGCCTTTGTGAAGTTTGGCAGGTATTGTGTGGCGGTCCGGGCCATCAACCCAGCCAGATTCGTGGAATGGTTGCTGAAAAACAACAAGAAGATTGATCACTGGGGCCGAGATACCATGTATACCGAATATCTCACAGAATATCTACGAGTGGAAAATGTCAACGATGCCTTGGCTCGTGCCATGGAACATGGCATAGACTGGTCGGAACAAACTGGCAATCCTGCCGAAGACTGCCTGCGTTATGGCAATACCAACGCCATGGTCTATGCTGTCACAACTGGTAGAATCAGTCCTTGGATAGTGTATAATTGTGCAAGTGGACAAAAGTTTTTGGCCGAACTAGATGCTACACAGATAGCCATGGTCTGGCCCTACATTGATAGCGAAGTATGGATGAAAAAGTTCTCGGATTATGTGGCCGATCAGGAATATGTTCGAGAAATGTTGACCAAAGCAGGATGGTAATGAAAATTCTATATCTTGGCAACAATACCACAGATACCGACGTCAAAGTCAGACGTTTGGCTCAGAGCACACAGCAGATTTGTCACGGGTTACTATCAGAATTAGATGGAGTAATACCTGAAACTTTACATAATGGGTTATATCATTCAAGTGTGTACGATATAAAATTTGGACGTTTGACAGAATTGGCCAAAAATTTTGATTGGGTTATCATGTTAGATCAATCCAAAGAACAGTACAGCCACCCAGAGGCTTTTTATAAAACTGTTGGATTGATCAAACAAATACCCAATGGGCAGTTTCTTGATGCCAGCTATGCCACTGACATTACTTTTTTCCAAAATTTGATCCAAACAAATAAAAGCTTCTGTATTTTTCCATTCATTGAGCTCTTGACCAATCAGCGCAACGATGGGTATACCACAGTGTGCTGTCGTTCTTCAAAACCAATCACACACATATCAAATATAACAGATTGGAACAAGGACAAAAACTACAATTATATAAGAGATAAAATGATCAATGGAGAATTATTGCCAGAACATTGTTCCACGTGTTACAAATACGAAAACAAAAACATACTAAGTGCCAGACAACAGGAAACAGTTGAGTGGGCCAATCGGTTAAATTTGACTTCATTGCAAGACTTGAAAACAATCTCACATCCAGCCTATTATGAAATCCGACCCAGTAATATCTGTAATTTACAGTGCAGGATGTGTGGGCCTAATAGCAGTCATTTGATCGGACGCGAATATAAAAAACTAAATTTAATCTCAGAACTGCCTCCAACAGAGGGCAGTGACTTTGATATTGTAAATTTTAGAAATTTAAAAAAACTGTATGTGGCCGGGGGCGAACCAACTGCCATGCCTGAATTCTATAGATTTCTTGACAAATGTATACAAAACCAACAGACAAACTTTGAATTGTGGATCAATACAAATGCAACCAAACTTAGCAATCGTTTAAAAAAACAAATACAACATTTTTCAAATTTAGCATTCATTATCAGCGTCGACGGAGTAAACTCACTTAATCATTACATACGCTGGCCATCTGACTGGCACACCATTATCAAAAACATGCACTACCTCAGACAAAATAATTATACAATTTCAATCAATACCACTGTGTCAATTTATAATGTGCTTGGATTATATGAATTGTTAGAATTTTTTGACACGGAGTTTCCCGGAATACTAGTTCATGCCCAATTGGCAGGTAGCCATAATGACATGTTATCTGCGTTGAATTTCCCCGATGCCAACTTGGCGTGGTCTAAATTGTTGCCCATACAACAATTAAAATGTTACAATGATGACAAGTTATTGAAAAGTTTCATTGATGGATTAATTGAGCATTATCATTCAAATCCAAAAATTGACCTGAAAAAATTAAAGTTGTTTTTTGAATTCAATGATAAACTTGATCAATCTAGGAATATCCGACTGGTAGATCATATTCCAGAATTAGAACAACAAAGAAAACTAATACTATGAGTGCAGACATTGATATCGACTTGGCCAACAGAGATCAATTGTTGGCATTGATCCAGACCACAGCTGCACGACAGGTTACACAAGGCCAAGTACGTAAACACAACAGCGGTGTGTATGTGACAGACATTCCATATGATCCTGTCAATGCCTGTGCCGCTATAGATTATGAAACTGCCGAACAACTGGGCTATTTCAAGATCGATCTTTTGAATATGACCGTGTACAAATTGATCCGCGATCAAGCACACTATGATCAAATGCTGGACCAGACGCCACCGTGGTCACGACTATGGACCGACTCAGATTGGGCAGGCCAACTGGTCCATGTGGGCAACTACACAGAACTATTAAAAACCATGCGCCCAGATAGCATACCCAGGATGGCAGCATTTATCAGCATAATCAGACCCGGCAAAGCACACCTGCAGGGTCAGCCCTGGGAAACGGTGTTTGCTAGTGTGTGGGACGGCGATGATAGTCGAGGATTTGTGTTCAAACAAAGCCATGCCATAGGGTATGCGACTCTGGTAGCCCTACACATGAATCTGCTGAAGTAGATTTAATCTAGTCGACGCACCAGGGTGATGCTTTTGCGTTTGCTCCTGCGGCGGCTCATTTCAGCCAGGCTGCATACCGGGCCATGCAAGATGACAAGATCACGGTTGGTGAACGTGCGCACATAGGGACGGAACTGGTCCCAGTCACCCTTAAGGAATATGTTGATGGGTATGGTCCTGTTGCTTTCCCACCACCAGATGTTGGCCAGATCCAAGAACACACGTTTGGCGGCTATATCCTGTATGGCACCAAAGTCATAGATCGTGGTTATGGCCTCGTCTTGATTCTGTATGATGCCCACGTATTCTGTGGTGGCATAGCGGCACAAGGTTATAAACGGGTATTTTTCCGCCAGTTGGGCAAAGATGTCTGTGGTCATAGATCCAACCTATTTACCAAACCGTTTTAGCCAGGAAAATCTTGCA